GTTACTCTACAACAAGGAAAACCTAAAGATAAGACTGCTCTTGAGAGAATGCTTAATCAGGGAATTGGCTCGTTGACGGCAACTAGACTAAACCCACCATCTTCTGCAAATGATACATTTGGAGAAGAGAGTAATGCTCTCTACAAAAAGATTTATGGAAACAAGGAGGCTGATCTTAATTCACAAAGCGATCCATCGTTAAAACGATATAAAGATAGAGTTAATCTTGCATATGGAATCAACAGTGCAAATGACTCTGGAGCAAAAGTTGCCAATAAAAAGAATACAATAACTGAATTTAAAGGAGACGTTGACACGCTATTGACAACATACTTTAGAAAAAATATCGCTAAGTCGTAATGTTATCATTAAGTATTATTAATGCAAAGAAATTTTTTGAAAAGGCAAGCGCAACAGTAGTTGACCTAACTCGGAGATCTGTTTCTTTTCTTGGAGTAGATAAAATAGCTGGTGAATTTTATGTAGTTGAAAAGGACATCGAAATGCGACCAGACTTAATTGCTAATTCATTTTTAGGATCTATTAGTTATACTTGCCTTATGCTCAAATACAATGGAATTTCAAATCCATTTTCAATAGCTGAAGGGCAAATACTACGTATTCCAACTGGCGAAGGCCTCGATAAAATGTTAGTTGAGCCAACTGACATTACTGCAAACCGAGTCAAGAACACGCCAGATATTGTCAAACCGAAAACTGTACAGGATGCAAAACGGCTTGATTATCTTAAAAATAAGGGAGCTCTTGCAATTCCACCAAATGTTGCACTCGATGATTCAGTTAAAGTAGTAAATGGTAGAATTATCTTTGGAGCAGACGTTACTTCAATTAAAAAAGAAGACTGCCCAGACCCTATCTCAAGAGCAAAACTAAAGGAAACTTTACTTAAAAATAAGATCTTTAGTTAATGGCAGTAAAAAATCAAGTTCTTGTTGAATTTGCTCCAAAGATTACGCCGACCCGAATCGAATTTATTGATCTCGAAACAGATCAATCTAAAAATAAGGTAGTCGAAGCTAACGGGCAGGGTTTTATTCGAGAGGCCGGTAAAATATATCCGCTTATAGAAATAAGCGGCATGACAATTCCAGCTGAGGAGATGTTAAGCTTTACCCTTTATCAGAATGATTTTTTACCGAAGATTCACTTAAGCTTTATGGATAATAATTATGGTTTTACAACAAACCAATTTCCAACTAAAAAGCCAATAGTTAGTGTATTCCTAGCGCCATCTCATACAAAGCTAAAATCGCTATCTGCTGATTTTCTAATAACTGAAATCAGATCTATTACTATTCCAGACGGTGGTATTCGATATGACTTTATTGGAGAATTATATGTGCCTAACCTATATGCAAATAAATCAACTGCGTACAGATCAATGACCTCAATTGAAGCACTAAGAAAAATTGCTGGAGAGTTGGGTTTAGGTTTTGCAACAAACGAAGACCGGACTGATGATGCTATGACTTGGATTAATCCAAATCTTAATTATAAAACGGTTATTAATCAGATTACAAATCGAGCTTATAAAAATGAAAAATCGTTTTTTACATGCTTCATTGACCGTAACTATATTCTGACTTTTATAAATGTCGAAAAGCAGTTTGCTCGAGATAAAGAGATTGATGTAACATATGGGGGATATGATAATAATATTGTGGACGAAAAAAGATATGAATATGATCGCAAAGAAACTGAGGACTACATTGAAATTCCAATGGTGCTAACTCGTTCAACTGGTACTGTACGAAGCGATATGTCAATTACTGATTATTCATTGATTTCTGAAAATGGTGATGTTTTAAAGAGTGAAGCCTTTAGAAAAAATGTCAAATGGTATTCTCATGGAGAAAAGACACTTGACTTTTTTGTTGAACCTATTTCTGACCTAAATCCAGATGGTGGTGTTTCTCACCAAACTCCAGAATTAGAAGATTTTACAAAAAATCAGATTGTAAAATGGATTGGCGTAGATTATCAAAATTCTCATAAAAACTACAAATTTGCAAGAGCCCTAAATTCGCATAACTCAAAGGAGTTATTAAAGAATATGATGAAGGTTGTTTTGCACGGAGCAAATTTTTCAGTACCTAGAGGAAGCCGCGTTAAAGTCGACATATTTGGAGAACTTTCTATACAAGTAACGGCCGGCGGATATGAAGCTGATCCAGAAAATACTTTTAACGATCTTGGCGAGCCAACTGGTAAAACTCGAGTTGAAAACCAGGATGGAGATACTAGGCTTTCAGATTACTACTATGTAAAGGACATTATAACTAGATTTAGAACAAATCCAGATGAAGAACATCCATTTTCAACGGAAATGATCTTATCTAAACGAAACTGGCCAAGCGCATCAGGAAAATTATTACAGAAGGAAAATGAGTAACAGCACTCACATAAACTTTTTTGGACAAGGCACGGCACTGCCTTCAAAAATAAACAGGTTTAGAAAAGGCTCAATTTCTTCAAACGAAGATCCTACATATTTGACCTTTTTTATGGACTTTAGTCCAACTGTTGCAAATAACTTCTTAAATGATCCATTTAAGTTTAATTCTCTCTTAATGGATATGGATGAGACTAGTCTAGACTGTTCATTGACCACTATTCCAGAGAAGTTGGAGATAAGTACAATTGAATATTTAGCTAGATCTGAAAATAAAAAGCCGAATGACTCAGCTGCTGCAAAAAGTCTCAGACAGTTTCAGACAATTTTAAACAATACATATAGCGCCGCTCCATGGTATTTTCAGTCAATAACTGGAATTTCTGATCTCTGGAAAATGTCGACATCAACCACTGATGTTAATAAAAAGGTGACATTAACGGTTAACTGTCTTGAATCTGTTGATTTACGAATACTCCAAATGGCTGACCATTATAGAAAAGCAATTTATAATAAGAATACGCGATCGTATCAGGTTCCAGAAAATATGAGACTATTCGCGTTTGATTTGTATTTGTTTGAAATTAGAAATCTAAAAGATTTCGGTACATTTTCTAAATCAACATCTGAATTTACAAAAGGTAACCACTATCTTAAATTTAAGTGTAAGCTGTGTGAATTTGATTTCAGTGAAACCTTGGCTGGTGGAATCACTCCAATTGACGTTAAGGCCTATACTGAAGATAAACCTTTCTCTGCGAGTTTTAAAATTCATGTTGGATTTGCGATTGAAGAATCTGAATTTGCAAATGCTGACCCAATTACGCTTGACCCAGCAAGCATAAATCTAGGAATATTTAGTGGAGCAGTTAACAGTTTAGCAAATCAGGCTAAGCGTCAAATAACTAATCTAACTAGAGTTCCAGCCAGAATAATTGGGTCAATAGTTAACGAACTTCAATCTACCGTAACAAACTTAGCTTTAGGCAATGCATATTCTGGCCAAAGAAGAGATATTGTTAATATTGATCATAGATTAACTGGCGAAATTGGCAAAGTATTTGAGGGACCAGCTGGTAGAGTTTCGCCAAGAGGACCGGCACCAACCAACACTGACGAATTGGGCAGAGCTTATTAATGCTGAGGTTCAGACTCATAATATAATGTATAAGAGAGTATATGATAACTAATCCTGATCACGACATATTTAAGGATCCGTTTGGTGGAGAATTGAGTAGTGTTCAATATTTAGGAGAGGTTGTCGATATCAATGATCCATTAAAAGAGGGCAGATGCCGAATTCGAGTATTTACTATATTCGATAATCTAGAAGCGGCTGACATTCCATGGGCAATTCCAATTCATAAACCGGCATTTTTTGGTCAGGATGGAAAGGCTGGAGCAGTTTCTATTCCAAAACTAGGTTCAACCGTCGGTGTTAGATTTAATAATGGAGACCTCTATTCTCCAGAATACAAGCAAGTTCAAGAGATCGGAGATGATATTAAAGAAGAGCTTAGAAAAGATGGCGAATACGCAGGTTCTCATTTTATGTTATTTGATGGAGATGAGGAACTTAAGGTTTGGTTTACTGTTAAGAAGGGCCTAACTATTCAACTCAAGAATTCTCGAATCAATATTGACCAAAATTCAAAGATTACTCTTGAACATGAAGATTCTCTTTCAATTATTGAAATGGAAGGAGCAACGATCCGAATTGTATCAGATAGTCAGGTTAATATAACTTCAAATTCAGTTAGAGCAACGGCTGATCAAATATGGTTAGATGGAGACTCTACTCGAATAGGTCACAGTCCATTAACTGGACCAGTAATCCTTGGTGATAGACTATTTGCGATGCTAAAGACTCTAGCCGGTCTAATTGACGCAAAGTTTCCGTCTACTCCAGGTGCAGCCCAACAAATTGTCGAAGCAGCAAAGGTCATGTGCTTGTCTGAAACCGTTATTGTCGGTAAATAAAAAACGACTTAGTTAGTTCGATAAAAGATGATATTGGAAGATTATTATCAAATATTGGGTATCAAGCGAGATGCAAGTAAAGAAGAAATAAAGAAATCTTATCGTAAGCTAGCTACTAAATTTCATCCAGATAAAAACCCTGATGGAGCAGAGAAGTTTAAAAAAATTGCAGAAGCATACTCTGTACTTGGTGATGAGACGAAACGGGCAGAGTATGACGCGCCTAAGAAAACTAAATTTGCTGCAGATGTATTTGGTTTTAAAGATTTTAATGCTGACCAGTTTAGAACATGGAAGGACTTTGGCGGATTCGGTAGGCGGCAATCGACTCAAAATTTGTCAATAATGTATAATCATCAAATTTCTCTACTCTCTATTTTAACTGGCGAAAAATTCGAAGTTATGGTTGAAAAGACAATGACTTCACTGGATGGATCAGTTAAAAAGGAGCCAAAAACACTCAGCCTATTCATTAATATTCGAGAGAGACATTTTCCTATTGTAAAACAGCGAGCTGGCCTCTATACGGTTCAGCTTAGAATAAAGGGATATGGCAATTCAATGGAATACGAAGATCCATGGAAAGGCCGAACCGACCTTTTGATTGGTGATCTTATTGTAAACCTAGTTGTGCCAACTGAAAGAATAGAATTAGAAAATGGCAACATTATTCAAGAGGTAGACATTTCTTTAAAGGATGTGCTATTTCCAGAAGAGTTTATATTTGAGACAATCGACTCAAAGAAATTTAAGATTAGGTCATTTAATGGCAACAGTTTAACCAAGTTTAGCTTAAACATTCCAGACCAAGGAACTATTCTCGAAAACGGAACAGTAGGCTGTTACGTCTTTAAACTAAATGTATTAAAACCTGACATTTCCGAACTAACTGATGAAGAGAAATCTACTTTTGTGAATTTTTTAAATAGACCTTAATAAATAATGGTATACGGAAAGATCTTATTTAGCGGGCTATTCCTGTATAAATAATAAAAATTTAAATAACTTAGTGGATACTAATCTTATCAATTTGAGCACTGCGGTTCCAACTCAGAATCAAGTCTTTATCATTGAGAAAGTCAATGAAGGCTTGTCAGTATCAAATAATAATGGAGACATTGTTTTGGAAGGTACTGCTGCAATATTCGGAGTTAAGAACAACAACAACCGAGTTTATGAGAAAGAGGAGTATCTACCCCATCTGTCTTATTTGCAGGAAAAAATTTCAAAGGGCCAATTATTTGGCGAACTAGATCACCCACAGAGTTTTGACGTGTCTCTTAAGAACGTATCACACGTAGTTGAAGAATTAAATTATGATCAGGGATCTAATTCAGTAAAAATTAAGTTACGTATCTTAAATACACCAGCTGGCCAAATTGCAAAAACCCTAGTTGAATCGGGTTGCACAATTTCCTGTTCATCAAGAGCGGCCGGCCAAGTAATGAATGAAGGTAAAGTTAAACTTCATAGAATTTTTACATACGATCTAGTTGCTGAGCCAGGTTTCTCGCAAGCAATTTTACAGAAATCTGTTAACGAGGGACTGCAAACACAGTTTACTAATGTATTTGAATCGCTAGATCTATTAAAGCAGACATCTATTACTAATGAACTTATGGATATTTCAGAAAATTTCAATTTCGAGGATTCTGTAAAGGTCTATAGGATAAATAATTCAGAAATGAACACACCGACTCAAAATAACAACAAACAAATGGCAAATGAGTTTGTAAGTAGAGAAGAACTTAATCAGTATTCTGAGCTAGTTAAGAAAAAGTTCGAGGCTCTTCAAGAAAGCATTAAAAAGAACAATAAGGGCATCGTTGCTCTATCTGAAAGTTCTAACGAATCTCCAAAAATGATCAGCTACGTTAACTATCTAGCTGGCGAAATGGAAAAGCTAGTTGAGTATACTAACTACCTATCAACTATGTTGAATAGCGGAATTAAATATACTGAGCACGTAGCTGAAAAAGTGAATAACGTGATCGATTACTCAGATTACTTAGCAGAAAAAACTGAACAAAACATTCAGTACTCTGATTATGTTGGAGAAAAGGTAAATCAATCTATTAACTATTCAGAATATGTTGCTGAACACGTTGAAAAAAACATCAAGTATACCGAATACGTTGCTGAACAAGCAGATAAAGGAATTCAGTATGCTGAGTATGTTGCTGAACAAGCTGAAAAAGGAATTCGTTATTCTGAGTATATTGGTGAAAACCTAGAAGCTGCTATTAAATATGCAGATTATTTAGGTGAAAATCTAGAAAAAGGAATTAAATATTCTGAATATTTAGCGGAAACCTTGAATGAAAACCTTACTCCACGTTCAGCAGTTTCTGCTCGCAAGCTCTTAGCTGATGTTAAGACCTTAAACGAAGGAGTTACATATGAGGTAAGTGAAGAATCTGGTGTTGACGAATTAGTCGAAGCCGTTGACGGAATTATAGGCCACATTAAATCTAACTCAGCTAATTCAGTTTTAGAAAATAGATATCCATTCTTAAAACTTCTAAGCGAAAATAATAAGCAGAAATTTTTCTCATTAGACCAAGAGACTAAGACGGCAATCGTAGAAACTCTAAGAGGAGCTGTTTATTTCACAGAAGCTGAAGTTATTAATTTAATTGAAGCAGTTCTTAATAAGCAGGAAGAAAACACTCCTAAATATGTGAGATTTATGCCAGAAAAATACAAAGAAGTATTTAAAAGTATGACAGATGGAGAAAGAAATTGGATTGCAGCACAAGCACATAACTTCCAATTAAATAATGCATATCAAGTTAAATCTTTCTGGGATTCTCGCGATCTTCGCGGAATTCATGAGAGAATTGTGATTGAAAAATCAAATTCAGAAAAAATTAACGAAAGCCAAGGTTCAGAAGGCTACGTCTCGTTAAATAAAGTCAATGAAAGGCTAAGAGGTTACTCAAACGGCTATCTTGACGCTCTAAAACGTAGAGCAAAAAATTAAAAAAACCCATTCTAAAAAATGGCAACTAAAATTTTCAAAAGACTCAACGACGCAAGCGTACGTGAGACTTGGGCTCCAGTTTTAGAAGGTTATGGCGTAGATCTAAATCAGCGCCCTTGGTTAGTTGACTATGCTCACAACCACGCAATCTTCGAAAATGCTGGCGCTATTAATGAAGCGGCCGTAGCTCCAGGCTTGTTCTTCCAACAGCCAGGTTCTGTCGGCACAATGGGCGCAGTCGGCGCTCCAACCAGTTTAATGGCTCCGTTCACTGCAGCTGGTGTAAAAACAACCGGTTCTGGCTCTGGTGATAAATTTCCATCACTTATGCCAGTTGCAATCCAAGTAGCAGCTAAAACTATTGGTTTCGACCTAGTTGGTGTTGTTCCTATGGATTCTCCAGTAGGATTCCTTCCTTACCTTGACTACGTATACCAAGGCGGTAACGTAGACTCTCAATTCGAGCCGTTCTTAATCAAAGTTACTGACGGTACTGCTGCTGATACTAACGGTGCTACTAGCGGTGATTTCACTTTCACTTTCGTAGGTTACTCAAGAGTAGATGGTCACCCAATCTATAAAGTAGTTACAGGTAGTGATGGTACTACAACTGTTGCTGCTGCTGCTGTTGCTGCAAATATTGCAGCAAGTGCTGCTGGTGTGGCTCTAGTATCTGCTCTAGAAAATCACATCTCCGGTTTCACTTCCGTGTCCGATGCTGATTACGCTACTACCGGATTCAATGGTCCTTATCTTGGAGAAACAAATTCACAATCTGGATTCGGCATGACCAGGGACGAGGCTGAAGTTTCTAAGTTCCGTCAAATGGGCTTAAGAATGTTCACCAAGTTCGTAGAAGCAAAAGGCGATCAAGTATCAATCTCTGCTTCTGTTGAGCAAATTCAAGACCTTAACCGCGTATGGAACTTCGACGTTATCTCAATGTTGGAGAACGTAGCAGTTAACGAACTTGCTCAGTCTATCAACAAGAGGTTGGTTGACCGTGTTGCTAAGCTTGGTGATGTGCATGCAGCTAAGGCTGCTACAGTAGAAGGTGTTTCAGGTCTCGGAACTTTAACTATTCCTGCAGCTGGTGCTAGTGAGTCTATGGCTCTTGCATCTGCTCAGCGTAGAGTAGTTACTAAGATCCTTGAGATCGCTAACCTAATCTACCACAGAGGACGTTTCGGTGCAGGTACTTTCGTAATAACCAATGGCCGTATCGCTTCTGCTCTTGCCGATGTAGCCGGTTATGTAATCACTAGGACGTTTCGGTGCAGGTACTTTCGTAATAACCAATGGCCGTATCGCTTCTGCTCTTGCCGATGTAGCCGGTTATGTAATCACTCCTTTCAACAACGATCTTCCTTCAAGTGCAGGTCAGTTGTACCCAGCTGGTAAAGTATACGGCTTAACTATCTACGTAGATCCTAACATGAACTTCGGAGATAACCGTGTCATTGTCGGCCGTAAAGGTGCTGACGAAGAACCAGGTGTTAAATTCCTTCCTTACATCATGGCTGAGTCTCTTCAAACTATCTCTGAGGGTACTTTCTCTCCAAAGATCGGTATGAAGTCAAGATATGCTATCACTGAGGCTGGATGGCATCCTGAAACTCAATACTTCACACTAACCGTGAATGGTGTTGCGAGTCTTCTAGCGTAATCGTACTGATTTCGCACACATTGAATGGCTCTCCGATGGGGAGCCATTCTTTTTTTAACCTGTTCGCAAATAAATAACTCTACAGAAAAAAATATAATTCACATGAGCACTAAGCCTGTATTAAATTATTTCGAATACATTGCTGAAAAAGCGAATCAAGACCTGGCAGCTCTTCCTAAAGAGAAAGGTTCAGTTCCCAGTAAATCAGTTGATCCTGGAATGGCAAAATTAGAAGCTAAGGGTAAAAACGTGAGCAAACCAGTTGATCCTGGAATGGCAGAGCTTCCTAAAGCAAAGGGTTCAGTACCTTCAAAGTCAGTTAAAACTGGCGCTGCATCTCTTCCAACTGCAAAAGGTTCAGTTCCCAGCAAATCAGTAGATTCTAAGTTTGCAAACCTTGTAGTTAAAGGTTCTGTTTCAAAGAAGTCAGTTGATTCGTCAATGGCGAAAATGCCTAAAAAGTAATTATTGACAAATGAAAAACTCTACCTCAAATAGCATCCTTGAAATGGGCTATGTTGCTGAGAGCTTTTCATCATATGTTCAAGAAAACTCTTTAAAAGATTTAGTCGGTAAGACTGAGGAAGAGGAACTTGATCTGGACGATGCAAGAGCTATTGGTAAGAAAATCACAAAAATGAAGGGAGAAGACCGTAAGAAATATATTGGTATTGTCAACTTCATGGGAGCCTCTTGCAGAATTTATAATGAAATTTGGGCAAATTATAAACCAGTTGACCCAACTAAGAAAAAAGCAAATGTAGGCAAAGAGTTTAAAGGTGAAAAAACTGTTGGTTAATAATTGAACGCGCGTGGTGTAATTATTGAAACTACTGCAAGTTTTGAAACTACTTGGCGAAAAGTGGATGGTCAAATCAATTGGGATCAAAATGATCAAAAGATTACTATTCATGATGCTGACGTGTATCCCGATTTAGAATATACTGGAGCTAGTGCAAGAGCAACATATGTTAAGTACGTATCTGCTGCTAGAATTAATGAGTTAATTGCTGCAATAAACCTCCGTATAGAAAAAGCTATCCTATCAGATCAGCCAGAGTCACCCAAGCCAGAAGACAATAAGCAACCTAACGAACCTAATTCCAGTCAAACTGGGGTGACCGGGGATGAAGAGAAAAAGGTTCTAAGTAATTACACAGTAGTTGTTACTGCAGATAAATTAAGATTTACTGAAGGTCAAAGAAATATTACAACTTCTTCAGCTGAATTACTATTTAAAGTATCTAGCAATTTACAACCTGAACTAAGTAGGGGCGGATTAACTAACCAAGATAAAATTAGTATTGCGGTTTTATATACGCTAAACGGAAAACTTTTACAAAAGAACATGACTCTTGACGATTTTGAAGAAGACGTGACTAAATTCGGCGGCAATCTAATTATTCAGGTGCTGCCATCAATCGAAGTTAGATTTAAAGCAAAAGAGGACATATTTGCATACGATAATCAAGAATCAACAGAAATCAAGGTCACTAAGGCAGTTAGAGCAGACTTAGAAAAATTGCCTGAAGAAAAGTTGTCAGAAATTGAGAACATGATTTTGCGAATTAGACAGACAAGAACTGCAAAGAAAACGCAAGAAATGCAAGCAAGCAAATCTGCCTCTAATAAATAACTAAAAAGTATAAACACGAAATGGCTGGATTACCACATTGGAGAAATTCTACCGCAGCGAAGGAGAAATATGAGCCAATTTATCTCAATCAGTTTGAGGTATTAATCACTCCTCCACCAGCAGTTGCAGCTGCGATTGGATTTGGTTCGACCTTGATGCTAGATCATGTTAGAAAAGTTACCGGTATACCGGAACAAGCAGGAACCGGTAAAATAGTTGAACAATTCTATAAGTTCGCTAGGAGACTGTATGCAGCAGCTAAACCTGAAGCAACTACTGTAACTCTTAAGATTGACTTTGAGGTTAACTTAAACCAAAATAATGATATGTACATCTATAATGCGTTAAGAGCATGGGCAGATCTAGTTTATAATCCATTAACTGGTGCTCAAGGCTTAAAGAGAGATTACGCAGATGCAATAATTACTGTAAATATCTTTAATAGGTCAGGTCAAATCTTTAGAGAACTTAACTTTACGCCAGTATTCATTGGGCCAGATAAGTTAACTGAGATGACGTTGGATTATGCATCTGACGAAATTTATCGTCTAAATGCAACGTTCTCTGCTGATACTTACACCGAAATTCGACTAGGCGATGTTACAAAATAACGAGAAATTTAATCATGGATATGTTTAATGCAAAATCTAGAAGAAATCCTAAAATGAATAATTGGATGGATCTTTCAAAGCCTGGCTTTGGCGGACCAAAAGAAAAAATTGACTTTGATAAGTCTAAAAGAGACTTTCTAAAAGGCTATCAGCGAGTAGTTGATAGAAATGCAGATTTTGAAGGAGGTAAAACTATAAATAACTATGATACCACTTGGAAGGCAGTCTCACGAGACGTTGTGTCCAGACAAGCTAGAAAAAAACCATTTGATCCGATGTACTCTACTCCAGTAACAAAAACTTCAACCAAGATTGAGGAAGGTAGACTTTTCCGTTTTGAAGAATTCGTTAATGAAAAATTTGAAGAAATGATGGATGCTGACAATGATATGCCAGCAGACGACATGCCAGCAGACGACATGCCGATCGACGAAAAACCTGAGCTAGACGAGGAAAAACTCAAAATGCTTATGGAAGAATTCGGAGATCAGCTCAAAGACATTCTAGACGAAGTTTGCGAAAAAATGGAAATGGAAAAAGCTGAATGCTGCGATTACCTTTGTGCAACCATCGAAAATATGTGCAAATCTGAAGAAGATGACGAAGATGAAGGCGACGAAGATGAAGGCGACGAAGATGAAGGCGACGAAGATGAAGCGGTCGACGATTCTGAAAAAGAAAAGTAAGATTTGTAGGTTCTTAATAACTCAAAAGGAGAGCGTTAGCCGTCCTCCTTTTTTTTATTTTATAACAATGATATTTGGTGAATTAATCTTAAATTCATCTTCTGGGTCAAGAACCTTTGCAAAGAACTTAACTGAATAGTACGATCGGTTTAAAAACTCCAATGTATTGATTATTGATATTGGATTTAGGTTTGCATTTACGTAAATAATTCGGCTATATTTACGATTTCTAACGTTAACTGCTTTATCAATTAACTTTTTAATTTCATAATTAATTAGAAAGGCCTGGATCTTATTTGGTACAACAACGTCCTGTTCAAACTTATCCTTAAGAATCTTATTTACATTTAATAAATAATCGCTTTTGGCTTTTTTACAAAATTTATTAATGAACTGTTTTTGATCTCGAACAAATAATATTTCAAGTAGCCGGCTTTCTGATTCTATCATGGTAAATCGACTTTTTTAATATCGATTCCAGCCTTATGTAAAAGATCAAGCCCTTGTCTATCTCGATATTCTTCAAGATAAACTACCCGTATAATACCTGACTGCAAAATTAATTTGCTACATTCTCTGCATGGTGAATACGTGATATAAAGAGTTGCACCATCACAGCTTTGAGTGGAGCGAGCAATCTTTGCAATTGCATTTGATTCTGCATGTAATACATACCATTTTGTTTCATAATCTAAAAAATCTCCAGCTTCATCAAAAATAGGAAGTTCACATTCATTTTCAAAACCTGATGGGGTTCCATTATATCCATCTGATATAATACTTGTGCCTTTAACTATTAACGCGCCTACCTTTTTACGGTTAGCCTTTGACAGTTCTGCCCAAGTTTGTGCCATCTTCATGTAGGTAATATCATATTGATGCTGGCGTTCAGAATTTGTTAATATCTTCATATGGATTGAATATTGGTCAAATAATTTTCGTAAATCCAGTGTAATAGATCTTCTTTTTCTTGAAAAATTAGAGTAGTATCGGGAGTCGGTTCTTCTAACGACTTAAATGTTGTAACCAGATCTTGTGTTGGTCTACCAGATGGATCAACTAGATCTGTTTTAACTAATGGCATTTTTACCGGAGTAAATATGCTCTTTATCATTTTTTCAGCAAGATCATAGTGCCTATCATAGATATGATATGAATTAGCAGTATGAGAATATTGACCCAATTCTAAATCTGGATAGGTTGGCTTTAGATGGGCTAGCATTTGCATTTGTAAAGCGCAAAAGAAAGCAACATCGGTTGGAGTTCCCCAAATAGCATCGTTGCTTCGCATAAACACGCTCATATGTAGCTTATTTTGTCTAATGTGAAAATTTGCATACATCGTACAGACAAAATCTTTATTGTTTGCGTATTGATGCCTAGGCATATTAAAATGCATGACTGCTTGTCGAGTATTTGAATCTGCGATCAAGCTATTTAGTGCCCATTGATATTGCGAATTGCCGAACTGATTCTTAATCGTAAAGATTAAGTTGCCGTATGCAGAATTTACAGTTCCGTCAGTGTTTTGAATTTGTTTCCAAAATTTAGCATGTTTAGAAATATAGTCAACATCATTTCGGCCTAGGAAATACCATATAAACTCTGCAGCTAAATACTTAAACTGAGAACCTCTAACAGAACTTTCATATAGACATTGGCTTGGGTCCTCAACTACTAAGCACGCATCCAAGAATTCTTTACTTATAGTGCCTCGAGCATTATTAGTTTGTCCCACCTCCATGAGAGCCTTTATTGAAATCCAATAAGCTTGTGCAAAAGTTTTTCCCTTAAATACTAACATACCAGTATTTTACTATAAAAGTGAGCGTTAGTTTACTAATTAACAATTTTCATGTCAGAAAAGTGATCGTTGTTTTCCACAAAAATCTTCATGTCAAAGAGTTCTTCTGGCAACATATCATGAGAAATAACAAAAATTGACATATTATACTTCTTAGAAAAGTCCTTTAATAAGTCGACGATTTTATAAATTGATTCAACATCTAATGACGAAAAAACTTCATCTAGGAATAAAAGATTTACCCTGTGATGTTTTAATTTAATTAATTCAAGAATACAGAGCAAAACAATTAAGTTCATTTTTTTCTGCTCTCCAGTAGAGAGAGAATCTGGAGAAATTTGAACGCCTAAATGAGTTATAATTGGATCAAACTCCAGATCAAATTCAAATGCAAATTTGAATTCTAATATCTTGGCAATCTTTAATATCTTCTTATTAAGAATTGGAATGATTTGATTCATCAGCAACCGCTTCATTCCAGAATCACCAAGAATGATGTCCATTTCTTGATTAAGCTTTAATTTAGTGTCAATTTGCGCTTTATCAGATGATAACTCAGATACCTTTTGCTTAATATTTGAAATGACAGTTTTCATTCTCTCAATCGCTGCCGAGTCGGTTAACGTTGGATTATCTAACTGCTGCTTTTCTTTCTTAAGCGCAGGTAATTGTGCAGTAGCCGTTTGATAATTAGACTTTGCCGTGTTTTGAGTTTGCTGAATTTCGCCTATTCTTTTTGTCAGTTCGGAGACCTTTTCCGTTATTGCAGGCAATCGTTGCTTTTCAGCCTCTTTCTTTGAGTCAAGTTTTGTTTTTATCTCAAGATGAACAGTATCAGTTAAGTCTGATAGGCAGTGTGGACACTTATTCTTTTCATAAATTGCAAGCTTTTTATCAATATCAGCAACGGTAAATGCAATCTTTGACTTAGCTTCATTTATTTGCTGAAGTTCACTAGATAGAGACTCAATTTCTGTCTTTAAACTAGTGAATTCATCTTTACTTGTTGTCTGTAGAGATTCTAGTTCAGAGATTTTTTGAGTTAATTCATCAACTCTAGTCTGATTGATCTTTACGACGTCGGTCTTTAGCCCATCAAGCTGAGTTAATGAGCTTTGTAGTAGAGCTGAGTTTTGATCAATTGTTACTTGTAGGCCTTTACTTTGAGCAGATAATTCTCTGGTCTCGTCTTTAGTTAGGGTTGACATTTCATTTAAGATGTCTAGCCCAAATATTTTATCAATAATCTTACGCTTGTCTTGTGGGCTTAACTTTACAAAACTTTTAAAGTCATTTACTGATAAGCTAATTGTATTTGAGAAAACATTAAATGGAATCTTAGTTAAGTCGTCTTCGATAAATTCATCAACTCGACGTTTATCTGGCAAATTATGGTCAACTCCATTTATTTGAAGCTTAGAAAAATTAGGCTCAAGGCCTCGTTCAATTTCAATTGACTCTCCCGTGTTTGATTTAAACTTAATGTAAGTGTATGCATTTTTGTTAATGCGGTTTGGAATTTCTTTGATTTTACGGACTGCTGATTTTCCATATATTGAGATAGTTAACGCATCAGAGATCGAGGACTTGCCTCCGCCGTTTTTTCCCTGAACCAGGACCAATTTAGCCTGGTCATCAAACTTAAATTGCTGTAGTTTGTTACCGTACGAACATATATTTTTAAATGCAAATTCTTCTATTTTCATCTTTTCAAGTAAGTAAGCTCAGTATTCGTGCTGATATCTTTTACTGCAATAATGTCATAGAGTTTAGAATCCGAATTATATTCGATAACTACGTTTGGATATTGTGATCGATTATAGAAGGAACCGTAACCTAGCAAGAAGCCGGCCGTTTCGATGTCTAGGATTTGGGTCAGATTACCGGAATCAAGTAAGATTCGCTTAAGATCTTCTGGAGTTAATAAGCCTGCGTCAAGTCTCTTTTCCAATTCCATTTCCTTTATTGAATTTAAAATAGTGCGCTCTTTAATAACTCCATCTGGATTTTGAAATAGCTTATCAGCTGTTGAATTATTTGTTTTAACTATTGCATTTACTGCCTGCTTTGTTATTGGTAAAATTGCACAGATCTCAACCTTAGTACCTCTAGAGATAGCCTCGCAAGCAAAAACACCGAACCGAGTTTGGCTAATTGGCCTAATTTCAAGAGCTCTATGTATAAATGGCCTATGCATATTTGTCGAGTTCTCTGACTTTTTGTATGGTCGAAACAAACTTTTCAGATAGCGCCTCTTTTGTTGCTTCTGAATAGTCTCTTGTTTTAAGATAATGAGAGAAAATATCGTTAATATTGAAATTGTCCTGTAGATCAAATTCAACTTGCGCGGCAGTTTCTTCGCTCTTATTGTCAACGTATGTAAAGAACTCAATTTTGCGATAGCCGCATGTCTGTACTTTCTCTAAAAAATTAGTAACAGATAGCCTACTTACAAAATTGACACTGATCATAATGTCGACAAAATTATTCTTAAATAACTTATCGACTTCGGCTTGGGTCATTTCCAAAACATTAAAAATATCAAGCTTTAAAAAGACCGGCGATTTAGTATTTGGTAAAAATTCTTCAGTAATTTGCTGGCCACTAACGTCTAGCACATAATGTCCCTTTTGGTTATCTCTATCTCCGCGGTCCATTTGATATGGAGTGCCAGTATAGAGTAGATTTGCTTTTTCTTGACGAATGTGAATATGGCCAGAAAAAACCTTTTTGAACGTAGAAAGAGCACTTAGTTCTATTCCGTACTCGACCTTTGCCCATTTGTTAAGAGTTAAGCCCTTAACGTCAGCGTGGCAAATAATGTATTCTGTGGTGTCTCGATAGTCTTCAATTATGCCAGCAAGTCTAATAGAGTCATCGACCCAAGGCAGCATTAAGAAATTATGAAGGCCATTAACTGAGATAACTTCTGCTTTTTCAAAGACGTGAATATTATCTGATAGATATGACAGCGACTTGACTGAGTTAACTGTGTTGTTATCTTTATAATAGACATCGTGATTACCTAAAATAATATAGATTCCACGCTTAAACTTTTTAGCGAGTTGTACAAATATTGCAAAGCTTTCATTTTGAATTCGAATATTGACTGATTCGCGCGAATGAAAGATATCGCCTTCAAAAATCAAAATGTCGCGATCCTGGTCAAAGTCTCGATCTACTTTTTCAATTAGGTCTTCTAACAAAAAGCTTTTTTGGATTTCTAGCCATTCACCTGCATTATTCTTAATGCCGAGATGTAGATCTCCAACTAGGTGTATTTTACGTATGTCTTTTAGATTGATCATTAGAACATTTTATTAGACTTTGATATCTTATCCAAAAATCCATATTTATTATTTAGCTCCAATAATAGGACTTCCTTATTTTCATAGTTTAGCATATCGAAGAGTTTTTTATAATCCATTGCTACTGTGATTGAAATTGCATCAAGAATATAGATTGGCGTTATAAAATAATTTTGATGATTTTTAGTTATTAGGTGCTTGCACAGGATCGAAAATATTTCGTTGATTTCTGCTTTTACGAATTTTTTCTTTTCAGGTTCAGAACCTAAAATGCGATTTATCTCTGAGTGGCCAGCTATAAAGTTAAAAATTTCTCGCTGGATAATCTGTGTATCAATGTACTCTGAGTATTTGTCCGGATCATATAGAAAATAGTCAGGAGAAGATGCATCAATCCGGATTTCTCGGCCTCCTCTTGAATTTTCATCAGGATCAGCTTCATCCATTGGAGTTTCATAACCCATATTATATGTGTTATTGAAAATCTTGTCATCCTTTTTAAGTTCAGCGTATCGAGTTTTACGTCTTTCTAACTCAGCTGGATCCTCATCTAGCTCTTCGTCATACTCATCGTATTCTTCATCGAAGCTGTTATTTTCAAGACCCGATTCGTCAATCTCATCATGATCAGAGTATTGAGTTAGGTCGTCATCTTCATCTGGTAGTTGGTTAACTATGTTCAATTCATATTGTATCTTTTTAGTTAATAGAATTTAAAATATCATCATGTGACGATACTATTGGCTGTATTGGCGGTAGTGTTGTCATGTTGATTAATTGATTTCCATTTTGAGACGAATGGCTTTGATATTGATTTCTCATTTCATTTTCAAGAGACATTGTATCATCGTCATCTGAATAATATTGACTAGCTGGGTCAGTTTCTTCAATTAATCGAGCATAGTCATAATCCATTCTGTACATTTTAAAGCTTTCAGAATAGCCGCCGTCTCGATTTGCGATAAGCTTTATTTTCATACGGCGTTCCATTGGGCCTCGGATAAGCCCAAATAGCGCGTCAACTGTATGCACTAACCCGAAAGATTCAGCAATATCGCTCATGCCAATATCTTGATCGTCTACCGCGTCTCGCTTAATTTGAGTTGCAGTAATAATACACCACTCATTTCGAATTGCAACTGCACGCAATTCTTCTGAAATGACCTTGATTTTTTCATAGACATTACCCTGCTCTCGCATAGGTCTCATCAAATTAATATAGTCAACTACTATTACTTTAAACATAATGCCAGTGTTATTCTGAACAGTTATAAAGTAGTTTTCAATATCTATTGCAGAAGCAGTACCCGTTGGAAATTCCTTTACTGACAGTTGGCCCATTTTGGAATTATTCAGTTTAAGCATTTCAATCTTTTCTCTAACTCCGCCGACCTGATCCTTATGTAATAACGAATCATATTCCTTAAATAAGATATTAAGGGCGTTTGATCCAATTCGCTTCATGTACTTTGCATCTGATAACTCTAGTGTTGCAATACCAACTTCACAACCTGCAAGAAATGCTCGAGTTGCAATATTTGAAAGCACCATTGATTTACCGACTTTAGGTCTACCCTGAAAAACAACTAGCGTTTTTGGGTTCCAACCTCCACCGAGTACTTTATCGAAATATCGAAAACCGGTTGGCGTGCCAATCTTTGATAATTGAATATGGTGCTCTGGATTAAAGAAGTCTAGTCCTGATGCAGCATTTGCAAAATTTACATTTAGCTTATCATTGAACTTTTGTCGAACATCATTTGTAATAAGCTCGACATTACCTGGGTTAATGTCAGCCGTCTTTAGAAAAGACAGCACGTCAATGACTGTTTCATTTAGATTTTTATAAAAGATAAAAGCCTTTGTGTACTTGTATAAAAAGTCGTAGTTATATTGAGAAAGATCTACTTCAAATAACGAATTAAATCTAGCTTCTGGTATATTTAGGTTACCGAGATTACAAACTTCTCTCAACTCATTACGAGTTGGGATTTTCGTGTATTCATTGAAGAACTTTTTTGCTTCACGATAGACCTTCTGTAACATATCGTCATTGAAGTAGTGAGCTTTAATTGCTGGAATTATTTCTCGCTTTTCAATGCCATCGTAATTTTTAGGTCGAATCACTCTATCATTATCATCTTCAGTCAATGCAAAATTGAAAATGATTTTCTCAAGTAATTCAATATTTTCTTTAAAGTCTATCATATAAACGTTATACTATCAAAAAGTTTTTAGTAAAGGTTTCTTCTGAAATAAAAATAAATTCTCCTGTTCTTGTTAGAGAACCGTCTTCTAATAAGTCGGAAACGATCTGTTTAATCTTTACCCTGAAGCTTTCATCGTTGATTTGGTCGCCAAAGATATACTTAAGAGTCTTTGCTGAAAACTTAAGATCAGTTGGCTTAAGCTCTTTATTTTTTGAGCCATACGCTCTTACGAAATATGCACATACATCAAAAACAAAATCAGAATGAGATGGATAATTAGGCATTGCTGTATGAACCAATAAATCATACTTGATCGGCAATGTTGAATTAATCTTGTACATCATCAAATTCTGTTAAATCTTCAAGCTCATCAGTTTCTAGACTGTCAATTCCTGATTGTGTTTCCGGATATTTAAATGTCGGTTTAATTGTGCTTTCATCAAGTGCACGCAATACTTCTTCTGAAAATAGCTTAGATGAGAAAAACTCTCTAACTTGAACAGCGTCGCCAGTAAATCCATTTAGATACGTTTTACCTAGCTTTTTCGGTTGAAAATAACAGGTTTCTCCCTTTAACTCAAATGATTTACACTCTTCTTGCTCAGCCGGTTTCATTTTATCGTATTCCTTTTGAGTAATTAGGTTACCTCTACCAATTCGACAAGATTCCCAAGTTACAAAGTTTTCTAATCCAACAAATGGATTCATACCTTTATGGAATGAAATGTGAAATTCAATATCGATCGGCTTTGCTAATCGATTTTTCTTAGTTTTAGACCTAACAATAATACCAGTTGTTATTTTTGCTTCATCGCGAAGAGTTCCTTTGCTTAGCATCAAGATAATTGATGCGGAGAATTCTGGACCTCCGCCGCCTGACATACCCTTTGGAGTGTATTGGTCCATCGAAGCATAGGTGTGATTTGTAAAAATAAATGGAACTTTATAATTAGAAAGATCTAAAGTAAATGACTTAAATAGAGCCCGCATCTCCTTTGCTCTAAGACCCATGTCTGCTGCATTTTTACCCTTTTCCATGTCAGTTTTACTTTTATCAGTGTCTAACATTCCAACCGAGTCTACAAATAGGGCCAGTTTAAGTCCTGGATTTTCTTTAATTGTTTCAATTAGGTCATTAATAAAGAATTTTACTTCACTAATAAGACCCATACGCAAATACTTAAGTTTAGTTAAGTCTACACCAAATTTTATATAATCTGATGAATCAATTGCACCTTCAGTATCAATATAGATCACCATGTAATCTTTTTTCTGAAGCTCACGAACCGCATTTAAACAGAGGAACGTTTTACCTGCACCGGGATCACCAGCAATACCGATACTTCTTGTGTTTGGATAACCTCCAAATAGAGAGCCCGACATTTGGGCGTTTAATAAAAAATTTCCAGTTGAAATATACTCCTCAATATCGGAGAAGCCTCGAATTTCTATTTTAGATTTTATCTTTTTTTCAAGTATGTCGTTAAATTTTGTAAATGCGTCTAGCGGAGATTTAGCCATTATCCTTAATGTTTTTAAAGTTCAGTATCTTGTACACTGACCGTTAATCAGGTTTCACGAAAAGTATGAAACAAGTAGGAAACACGAAGCTAGGAGTAGAGCATCAGAGTGATCGCCATTTACAATTTTGTAAAAACCGACTTCTTCGATTGAAGATGACTCTTTATTAATCGGATTTTTAGATAGTACTCTTGAAAAGATAAATTCCTTATTTGAAACCGCCTCTGTTACGTCTATTGCATAGCATTTGTGTGTTGAATAGATTGGATTGACCGTTGATAGATCACCAAGGTAAAACATAGAATCTTCATTCAAATTAAATCTAGACAAGTCCATACCACATTCTTCAATCATACACCGGCCAACTGATTCAAATGGCGAAGCATCGACTTCGCTGTCATATTCGTCAGTAATTAGTGTAATTGACTCCTGATCTTTAATAAAGTCAGGCTGAGACAGCGCATATATTTTTGAAATTTTACCATCTTGCGATCTGGTAAATGGCAAAACCGCTATGCCAGTTTTAAGATAATTTAACTGGTTTAGCTGGTCCTGGTCTCGCTGAATTGAGACCATTTCATATCGAGTATCAATTAATGGAACTCTAGATTCAATCTTTGGTCGATTTGTCATTAAGCTGCTTCTTTTTGTCAGGATCGAGCATCTTCCACAAAGATTCCTTAATGGAGTCAGCTGTTACACTATTATTTATATGGCTAGAGAGCTTATTGACAAAATCTAATTGATTTTGAGAATTCTGATACATTACTTTAAGTAAGTTCTTATTTGGTAGATTTACCTTTATCGAAATATTAAGCTGGGTTTCCTCCAACGAAAACATACCAAATAGGTCAGTAGTCGATGAAGCAGTTTGCCGAGTGGGCTCAGAGCCTATCGACTTAGTAACTGGAGCAGTACTGGTTGAAGTAATTCCAAAATCAGTAATTTCGGGTGGGTTAACAGTATTGCTAATTGGGTAAGAGTCAATGTTAATAGACTGAATTTCAACAGCCGTTAACGGCTGTTGTTCGTCCATTAACATCATATAGTCTGAATTTAAAGTATCCACTGAAAGCTTGGTGCCATCATTGAGTTCTACATAGAAGCCGGAGCGGTTTTGGTTAACGTCCATGACCTCAAAGACTTTACCAAGTCTAGTCGATGGTGCTCCCTTAACTAATTGAAATTTTTGGTTTTGAAAGCTGTTTTTCAGCGACATTATTGCATCTATATCCATACCTAGTGCTTTTTTTATTCGGTTAAGTAGTTTTTTCATGCGCTAGCTCGTCTTCTAACGACTTAATTTTTGCCTTCGTTTCAAAGCGTTCATTGTACAGACCGGTTAGGATCGATCTAGCCGCTGAATCAAACTTATTTGTGAATATTGTATCATTCTTAGTGAAGATAGTTTCTTGCGGAACATTTTGATTTGGATTGAATTTGCCTAAAAATGAATCTGGCGAAATATTAAATTGGATCTGTAAGTTTGGATACATTGATGCAAAGTCAAAACACGACACGTACTTATAATATCCAGGAACTGGTGTTGCAACAAAAGCTCCATCATAGGTTGCTTCGCTTTCAATATCTCGGCGATCACTTGCCATTAGCTTGCCTCGACTTAAGAATTCTCGGCACATCAGCGTTTCAGTAATATACACGGCAGAGAATACTTTAGAGACATCAATCTTTGCGAGTTTGGAAATTGAAAAGGCGACGTCAAGCAGACCAAGCTTATCCTCAATTAGTTTAACAAGAATAGTATCAATTATGTTGTATTTTACGAAATTTTCAACATCTTGCTGAGCTTCAAGCATTGTCGCGTATTTGCTGTTCAATTTAGTTGTACCTAACACAAGATTCGCAATGTAATCTAACTTATAGTTCTCAACTACTTTATATGGCTTAGTATTCATAAATACTTCCATATAGTCAAGTAGACCAATGTGCAGTGGCATCTTATATTGCCCAATTAGCTTATCGCTTGGCATATTTTCCATAGAGTCAATATTCAATCGCTTTGCTCGATTAACTAAATAAACCCAGTCAAAGCTGATTACGTTCCAACCGGTAAAGAACGGTATTTTTGGAAGTACTTTATGGAAAAAAGTTGACACTAGAGCCTCTTCTGTTTCAAAAAACAAGCATTTTAGTGAAAAACTCTGATCATGCGTAGAAAAATAATCATTTACTTCAGTTTCAAGACGAGTAACTACTTCTTTATCGAGATCACTCATGGTTGACATGACATAGCAAACGTTATCTTCATTAACGAGGGTAATTAAGCTAACTGGCATTACCGCTTTTGCTGGATCAGGAAACTCATTTGATGTCAATAGGATCTCGATATCGAGATAATATTTTTTCGGGCCCTGATTTGAATAGATGAGTGCAAGTTCCTCTTGTGTAAATCTCTCTTGAATTAGCTCTTCGAGTCTGAATCGGCTAAGCCACTTATTCTTGGCCTTTTTTAAGAAGCGATTATCCCAATTTCGGTGTTCAGTTGGGCTTGGTGTCAATACCCAATTGAACTGATCAATATCGTGGATGTATTTTTTAATAAAGGCAACATGCCCGTTTGAATCGTAATAAGAAACTAATAGTTCGCAAGTATCTTGATTGAATTCTGTACTAATTATCATACTAAAGATGTTTGGTCTATCTAATTTACTAAAAATTTGGCTAAAGTTCTTTACTGGAGCCGATATAAATAACTACAAAGAACCTGTAAGCATAAATGGCACTAATTAAACGTAAACAGATTGACTTGTATATCAAGACACCGGTCGGTAACGTGTCCGGTAACGTGTTTGGTCTTTATAACTTAGCTGGAATTGCATCTGGCACATACTCAATCACAGCTGGAGACCAATATGAAATCGTTGTTGATAAAATCGTTGGAGCAATTGACGATATTGCGGATCAAATTGATGGTCTCTATTTTAC